AGTTCTTAAGACTGTGCAACCTGAAGTGCAAAAGCAGTTCTTTAAGGACGCTAAGAAGATTCTTAAGCCTGTTGTTGATGAGGCAAAGAAGTTGTATCCGTTTGGTGACCCAACTAAAAAGAATGGTTCTTGGCCGTCTGGTATGAGTCGCACTTGGGCACCTGGTGGCAGGTCGTTGTTTCCCTATTTGCAAGGGACTGCTGTTCGAGGCGTCCGAGTTGAGACGTCATTGTCAAAGAAAAAGGATGCTGTTCTGAGCATTGTTAACAAGGACGCCGCAGCTTCAATTGTGGAGTTCGCCGGCACGAATCCAAACCGCCTTGCCGACGCCCTTAACGGTTGGGCTAGTAAGCCTCGAGTGATGTGGCGTGCATACGAAAACAACGCTGGTGCCGTGGAAGCCGAAATGAAAGTTTCGGTTGATGAGGTTATGGCCAGAATTACTCAATTGCAGAAAGCGGTGTTTTTGTAATGGCTATTCGAATACCAATCATTACCGACCTTCAAGATAAAGGAATTAGGGACGCCAAGAAAGCCTTTGGTGATTTCAAGACCGCTGTTAGTAATGCCGAAGGTGGCTTAGGTAAATTTAAGGCCGGCTCTGGTGCCGTTTTCAATACTGTTAAAGCAAACGCAGCATCCTTTGCAGTTGCAGGCGGTGTTGCTTTTGCCAAGTTTGCAGCTGACGGTGTCAAAGCATTCCAAGACTTAGCGTTAGGTGCCGAAAAGTTTGCGACCTCAACAGGTTTAGCAATTGANGATGCTTCTCGATATATGGAAGTTGCAGGGGATTTAGCAATCCCCGTTGATGCCGTTGAAGGTGCTATCGGTCGCCTTAACAAAACGATTGGTGCGGACCCTGACAAAGTTCGTGACCTTGGTGTTGATCTTGTTTATTTGGCTGACGGTTCTTTAGACGTTAACGCAACATTCTTAAAAACGATTGAACGAATTAAAGGCATTAAGGACCCAGCGGAAAAAGCCAAGGTTGCAGCCCAACTGCTTGGCAAGGGCTGGCAGTCAATGTCAACACTTATTGAGATGGGTGCCGACGATCTATCTGCCGCCTTGGGCAACGTGTCGGATTCAAAAGTTATTAGTTCTGAAGAACTTAAAAAAGCCAAAGAGTTTCGCGACACGATGGACAAACTCAAAGACATCGTTGAGGATTTGTCACTTGCTTTAGGCGAGGAACTTGTTCCAGTGTTGTCCGCCGTTGGCGATGTAATTGGAAAAGTTGTTGAAGTCCGAGACATGTTTAAGAGCATTCCGGGTGTTACTTGGATGACCGAAAACTTGGCTCCAATAGGAATCCTCAAAAATGGGATTGATTTGCTTTCGGGTGCGGCTGAAGGTTTCTTTGGTTTATTCTCAGACGAAAAAGAAGTAATCCCAGTCTTTGCTGAAGAAATGACTGCGGCTCGAGAAGATGCCGACAATTTCAAAGATGTCATAAAGGAAGCGCGTCTCTATGCCGTTATTCCGTTCAAAGATTCTGTCGAAGATGTAACTGAGGCTTTGATCAATGCTGACACTGCTTGGAAGGACTTGACAGGCAACCTTGAAGAAGAAGTTGCGTTAGACAATGCAAAAACAAAACTGCAAGAATTAGAAATAGCAGCTGCTAAAGCATTCGGTTCAGGTGCGCAAGCAGACATTGATGCTTATGAACAGCAGGCCGCCGACTTTGCCACAATGTTGTCAACTATTGCTGGCAACATGGACAACATTTCGTCTAAAGAAATCTTAATCCGTTACAAAACGCAAGGTCCTGCAGCTGGACTTGAACTAGCCAACTATCTTGCTCGAGGTGCAGAATACGGCGGTTTAAGTGTTTACGATGCTCTAACGCTTTCAGGTATCTCGGGCGCTCGAGCGAGCGGTGGTCCGGTCATGGGTGGCGGCACGTACCTTGTGGGTGAGCGTGGCCCTGAATTGTTTACACCTGGATCGTCTGGAAGCATCACACCTAACGGTGCTATGGGCGGTAACACGATCACAGTCAATGTGAACGGTGGCGACCCCAACAGCATTGTCAGAGCGTTACAAGATTACGTGCGTCAGTCGGGCCCAGTGCCGGTCAACACTAGGGCCATGTAATGCCGAAAATTAGTTGGGTTTTAGAGCGAGAGACGCCGACGGTTGTGGATGTCACAAGTTCTGTTTTGTCGTTTAGTTATCAGCAAGGTAGACGCAACTACCTTGATTCCTACTCTGGCGGCATCTTGACTGTCACTTTGAACAACCAAACGAATGTGGCTCAATACTTTGGTTTTAACGACGTATTTAATTTAGAAGAACCAGTGACAGGTTATAGATGTAGTTTCTGGGTGCAAAATGTTGTCTTCAACGATTACCCCGGCAACACAGGTATGTCAACAATAACCGTGAGCCTTGCTGACGTGCTAGCCCGCAACGGGCGCAATGTTGTTACGAATGTGTCGCTTGCGCAAAAATCAACATTGAACCAACTTGAAGATCTATGGAGAACGAGTGGTTATCAGATCGGCGATGTTGCAAACTTTGGCGCTGGTCAATCTGTGGCAAGCGCCCAAACCTATACGGGTTCAATTTTAAACTATTTTAATTTGATAACCAGCACTGAAAAAGGTGGCGTCTGCTTTCAGGGTGATGTAGTACAAGTCATTGCTCGAAACTTTATGGCTGATTTTGTGTCGGGTTTTACTTTTACACGAAACAGCCCAACCGCTTCAGCCATCGCCTATCAAACGCTAAAACACAACAAGGCTGGTCTGAACTTTATTAACAACGTGACTATTGCGCCACAGGGTTTAGCACAACAGACCGCGACAAATAGCGCGTCGTTTACGGCCTACGGCAACGCTCAAGAAACGATTACTACAGTCGACGCAACGACAACGCAGGCTTTAGGGCTTGCTCAATGGTTAGCGTTCAGCCAATCTAACCCAGAAACAGAATCTTGGTCGGTTGGTTTTGTAGATCTAATACAAAATCAAACAGCATTGAACCAATTTCTAGATGCTTTTATAGGTAGCGTTAATCAAAATCTAATCTGGGATTTGGTTTACCGTGTACCAGGTGCTGGTTCAGACACAACCGAATCGGTTGCGATTGAAGGTATTGCTGTCAACGCAACCCCTGAGCAAACTACTTTTGAAGTATTTTTTAGCCCAACAACGTACTATCAATTCTTCACACTTAACAGCACTACTTTAGGTATTTTGAACACCAGTCGTCTTGGCTGGTAAAGGAGAAACATGGCTATTAACCCAAACACAGACTTTAGTAGTGGGTCTGTATATACAGCAGATCAGGCAAATCGCTTTCCTCGTGGTGTCATGGCACGTAACACTGCTACGGCATCGGATACAACTGTTACGGCCGAAGAGGTGCAGATCACTGGCTCGTCGTTTACCGCTGTCGCCAACCGTTACTACAAAATCACTTACTTTGAGCCAAACCCAACAAGCGGAACTGGTTACTTTGCTTTTCGAATTAGGCAAACAAACCTTGCTGGCACAGTGCTTAACACGGCCTACCAAACAGTCGGAGCTGGCATTGAACGACAGTCACACATGATCTGGGTCGGAACTTTCTCAGCCGGCACAGTCAATGTCGTTGCGACTGCTCAACAGTCCGCCGGCACTGGTTCGCTCGTTCGTAGTTCAACCGTCGTTGCATATTTATTAGTAGAGGACATTGGCCCAGCATGATTTACAAACTTATTCTTGACACTGATTTAACCGAACAAATGCGATTCGCCCGAAACAATTTGTTAACGGCTTCAGACTGGTCACAACTACCAGACGCACCTGTAGACCGTGAAGCATGGGCGACCTACCGCCAAGCCCTACGAGACTTCCCAGCCACATGGACCGAAGGACCCGAAGCCGACTTCCCTGATACACCATGACCTTTAATCCTTCCAAAGCACTCATAGCCCTAGTCGGCTTAGTTTGCATGACCGTACTCATTGCAGTCGGACAAATAGACCAAGACCAAGGCTTACCAATCATCACCATGATTGTGGGCTACTCAGTCGGCAACGGTATGGCCGCACTCACCAACAAACCAGTCGAGCCAATCATCCGCAAGAAAGACCCCAAATGAAATTCCCAGTACTGCCAATTATCATGCCGACAGACCTCAAAGGTCAAACAAACGGCAAAGTAAACAAAGCAGTACTGCGCACAATCCAATCCCCAGCCGGCTTACTAGAACAACACGCTGCAACAGCATGGAATTGTTTACAACTAGACGCCTACTTCAACAAACTGACATTGAACCAAGTAGGCGCATATCGAACCTATGCGCAACAGCTCGCAATGTTTAACGAGCGTTACTCGACTACGGACGGTGGCCGTGTACCTCAAGTCATCCGCATATGGCAGGGCAAAAAATACTATTTGAAGCCAGGCAAAAGCCCGAGTGCGACACCAGGTAACAGCGACCACGGTTGGGGACTCGCAATAGACGTTGCTAATTGTGGCCTCAATTCACCGATCTGCAAATGGTTACTGGGCGACGGTTTCTCTACCTGCAAAGCTCT